ATAATAACAGCCTGTAACTTAAAAAAATAGTATTATGAGCAATCAGAAATCAATCATCGGCTGCGGGTATATTCCGCGCAAAGCGCAGGCGGTCTGCCTCAAAACCAATGCCATCACCCGGCTCGGCGAGGTGGAGTACAAGATCATCAAAGACCCCTACGAGCGGACATTTAAGAGTGAAAAAATTCCTTGGGAAATAGTGCCGCGCTCTTGGAATTGCATGGCGGTAAACGTGCTCGATGCAAACACGGGTTTAACGTATGCCGTCGAGTACGAACCCGCTAACCTCGTCCGCCCAACGTCGGAATCCAAAACCGACCAGCCCGGGGAGCCTGTCGATTTCGCTACCCGTGTCGGGCAAATCGCCGAGGAACTCAAAGCTATGTTCGACCCTGCGGGGGGGGGGGAAATTTCCGACAAATGCGGCGTTGCATTCTTTGCGGTTTCGGATGACGGGAACGATAAAACATCGACGTGCGTCGGGTTTCTCGGCGGTCGAGGTAGTCGAGTGTCGGAGGCTATCACTTCGGCGTGTTCAAAGAACCCCCAAGTCCTCGAAATTGTGAAACGCGCCTCGATCGAGGCTATGTTTAACCGGATATTCGACGGCGACAACAAGAAGAAATAACCAACTTTCATTTTTATAACAATGGCAAAAACAAGAGTTAAAAAGGTCGTGGTTTCGGGAGTTACGCGCGACCAAATGGAGGAGGCTTTCGGCGCATTCGCCTTTGCCGACGCCAAATTGCAGGGTATCAACGCGGCAATGGACGCGGAGATTACCAAGATTAGAGAGCGCAATGCCGAGGAGATCGCCAAGTTCCAGCAGCAAAAGGACGACGCCCTCGAGGTGATGCAGACATTCGCCACCGAGAACCGGGACGAGCTTTTCTCCAAAAAGAAAAGCATGGAGACGGCGCACGGCGTCCTCGGGTTCCGCACCGGGACACCGAAGCTCAAAACCCGCAAGGGCTTTACGTGGGCGGCGGTGCTGGAGCTGCTCAAAGAGTTCAACCCGGCGTATGTCCGCACCAGTGAGGAGGTCGCCAAAGACAAGCTCCTTGCCGATCGTGAGAATGAGGACATGCCCGAGTTGATGCAGAAAGTCGGCATCAAGGTCGAGCAGGACGAAACGTTTTTTGTTGAACCTAAAAAAGAGGAATAAGGCTGAATGTCAGAGAAAGTGCGCAATTATGAAAAAGAGAGTATCGAGGTGTGCCGCAACTGCAAGGGCACCGGGATAGCTTACACGGTACCGGAGTTTCACCCATACGGGAGAGAAGATGATCCGCAGCCGTATGAATGTCCCGTTTGCCGAGGCAGCGGACGGGTAAAAAAGACGCTGAACATCGAGATCACGATCGAACCTTACCCCGGCAAGTCCGGGGTATAAAAAAGAAGCCCGCCAACCGGGAACCGACTAACGAGCGAAGCGTGGGGACGCTTTTGCAAAAATAGTAAGTTTTCGGCACATGGCAAAGGGAGTTCGTTATAAAAGCACGTTAAAACGCATCCGGGAGGTTTGCGCGATAACGAGGGAGCACTACGAGGCTGGCAATCAGTCCAAGTGCTACCGGGCTGTATGGCGAAAATTCATCGAGCCGAAATACGGTATTTGTTACCGCACTTTCTTGAACTACATAAACGAGCCGTTACCGAAAGAACCCGAAAACAAACAACTTACTTTATTTGATTTATGAACGAAAGAACCAAACTGAACAATGAGCAGATCGCCGCCTTGCAGGAGGTTGTCGGAGGCGCGGACGTATTCAGTTGCCATACCGCAAAACTACTCCGCGAAATCGAGGTTATCGCCCCGGAATTGATCGAAATCGGGCATCCTATGGGTGTTTATAAAGCGATTGACCCGCACCCGTATTTCGGTGCCATAGTCACCCGCTGCGGTGTCGAGTATCTCGAAAATATCCAAAAACAAACACGGGATGAATAAGAAGCAGCGCGAAATAATTACCGACGCCTACGAGCAGTATATCCGTAATGCCATGCGAGGCGATCCGGTGGGCGGTTTCAGCGACTTTGCCGATTTGTTTTCCCGGCTTCGTGAAACAGACAAACGACTGGACGAAGAACTGCAAGAACGCTACGACGAAATCCCCGACAAATAAGGACGCAAGCCCCGGAACCGAGAAAGGTTGCCGGGGCTTGTTTTATCCTCTTACCAGTGTGACGCCGACGGCGACCGCTTGGGGCTTGACCGCCGAGGTGTCGGTCGCGTGTGTCACGAAGCACTCCTCGTCATGCTGCACGCGCTCGTGATCGTGATCCGTCACGGATTCGACCAGCATAAAGCAGTTGAACCCCTCACCGGAGAGACCTTGCACCTCCGCGTCGATCCGCTCGATAAGATCGAGGTGCTCGAGTGCCCGGTCTTGGTATTTCCCGCCCTCCTCGGGCGACGCCAGCGTTTCGGTCACGACATGGAGCCGTACCCGAATGTCTGCCGATCGTGCGCCCCGTGAGAGCTGCGACCACTCGATCGGCTCGAACTCGACGAACACGGCAGGAAGCCGGAACGCCTTTTGTTTGGAGAGCTGCTCGGTGTTCCGGTTCCACAGGCTTACGAACTTGACGCCGACCTTTTGATTTTTCAGCCTGTCGGCAACGGCTTTGTAGATTGCCTTTCTCATTTTCTCAACTCTTTTGCGAGGTTATCGAAAAATTCGGTTATATTCTCGTGGACGATTTGTTTGATCGCCTGCCGCACCTCTTTGTGGTCGCCGATAAACTGGCGTTTCGGCATCGTTATCTGCCGGGTGTGCGACCGCACGGTGTAGGTCTTACCCGTGCGCCTGTTTGTCCGGGTATGGGTGCGGACGTTCTGCGCGAACTTTCCGCCCTCGTTGTGGAGTGCGGTGTACGGCAGCGGGGAGGAATAATGCACCCCTTTCCCACGAACGGACGCCCGGATCGAACGGCGCATTTTTCCCGTGACATGCAGGAGCGACCCTTTCGCCTTTTTATCCTTTCGGGGCTTCCATTTGGAGCCGAAAAAGCCTTTGCGCTCGAAATTCCGGTCGAACATTTCGGTAAGCTCGACTTTCATGTCGGAGAGTATATTTCGGATCAGTTCGTCAGGTTTTGGCATTTTTCTTTGGTTGGTAATTGAAAATGTGCTATTTTTGCGAAAACGCTATCCATATCGTAATGATTGACTACCAAACAACGGTACAAGTCCGCGAGTGTGCGGAATGCAAGCACTATTTGAGTGGTTGCAAATGCCGTGCGTTCAATCATATACCGCTCGAGTTTTTCACGGATGCGACACGACACGACAAGCCCCTGCCGGAACAGGTGGGCGACTTTGTTTTCGAGGCTGCGGAAGATGCGCCGAAAACCCGTGTTTACGCTGCGGACTGACATTTTCATCGTTTCAATTTCCCGCATTTTTTCTCGATCAACTTTCCGACCGCCGTCGCAATTTCGCGTGCCTGCGGGTTGTTTAGGTACTCACTCCATGCCTCGGCGATAAATTCCGCCTCGGGGGTATAGTTGGGTTTCCTTATGCGGCGCGAATCATACGCATAATGCGAAAGGTTGTCGATGATGTATTGCTCGCCATGAACGACTGCCTCCCGAAATATTTTCAGAAACTCCGCATCTTTACGCAACCCAAGGAGGGCATCAATCTTGTGCCCGAGTTCATGGTCGAAAACCGCCTTAACCGTGTCACAGGCAATCGGGTGAAATTTATATTGCACGTCCCTTTTCAGCGATTCGGCAATCTTGTCCCCAGCCCATGCCGTATTAAACACCAGCCCGTTAGCTCCGTACTGCTCGCATCCCTCGCTCGAATAGGCGTAACAATCTTTGAGGTATGCGACCTTGCGCGCCCATTTTTTCGCGGCGTCCCTTACGGCGGAATCGAGAGCATTCGGGTACAGCGGTTTAAGTTCCTTGTATTTCGCCTCGGCTAAAAGATTGACCCGCCCCGTCATAGAACCGACAAATTTTATCTTGCTTTTCAATTCGGGGAAATCTCTGAAATGCCGCTCTACGCAGTCGAAAATATCTTTGACTTGTGCGATGTCCTTTTTCTTGAACCCGTCGAGGCGGCAGTTGATCCCGAGAATATCCCGGAACTGCTGCTCCGCCTCCTCTATGGTCTTGGCAGAGAATCGCTCTTTTGCGAGTTGTAAAATCTGCTCTTTTGTCTTTTGGGGAGCCTTGTTATACGGGTGTTTGTCCGGGAACACCTTTAACTCCTTTCCGGGGTTGAACCGGAAAATCCGCTTTTTGGGTTCCTCGGTGATCTCCTCGCCGATCCCGACCGCCTGCTGGCTGTCGCTCTCGGGGTACCTGCCTTTGCGCACCTGTACGACGACGCAACGGCAGTTCCAGCCGTTAGGCGGCATAAACTGCTCCCAAAACGGATCGCTCACGGGCAGGGTGATGTTGTGCAGCCGTTGGTGTTCCTCCCGCACCCGTTCGTCGTTCGCCGTCCGGTACTGCAAATTGTACCGATCGCCGTCCTGTTGGAAATCGTACCATTTCGTCGCCATTTGGGACGACGTTACCGCGTGATTGTATTCCGCATACAGATAGTTGCGGTTATACTTGGCGTCGATTCTTGCAACGTCCTCGTGGAATTTCTCGAACGGTTTTATCCCTCCGTCGTCCCCGATCAGCGACAAGCCGACCTCGTTCAACGAGTGGTATGTTTTCAGCCCGGAGAAAATAAAGGCGTTGTTTTCCAGCAGCCCGGTAAGTTCTGCGGGCATTTCCTCGCTTATCGACGAGGACACGGCACCTCCGAGGATGCGGAACGTCTCGTCGATCACGTCGCGGGCGGGCTGTTCCTGTAACATGGAGGGGGTAAACCCGCCCCTTTCGCGCACCCACTCTGCGGCACGTTCAAATATGCGGCTATCAAACCCGAAATCGGGCGTTTTTCCGTCGTCTGCAAGCGTTAAAAGCTCGTCGTGGTATAAACCCTCGACCGCATCGTCGAGACCCCGGTAAAACGCCCGGAAATTCTTTGTCGGCACCTCCCGGGGGCTGGCGTCCTTGCCTTTGCCAACGTCAGCCCCTACTCGAAAAAACTGTTTGCGCTGGCTTTCTTAACCCCGGTGATCGGAATTTTATACTTGTCGGCAAAATACTTCGGGTCGATGTCGTACTCTTGCAGGAGCAGACGTTCGATCTCGCGCTGCTCTGCGGGAGTGTAGCTCGTCGCCTCGTCCCAGTCGAACGTCACCCCCGCGAGCGGAAACCCGTGCCGAATCATCAGCGGAATAAGTCGGTCGTTCACGAGGTACTTTATCATCGTGGCGTCCGCGCGGCAGATGTTCTCGAACACCTCGAGGTGCGTTTCCGACTGCGACAACGAGCTGCCGTTGTCGATCGTCATAGTCTGCCCGAGTATGCCTTTGGAAATTTCCGAATTGCATCGGTCGATCCGCTTGTCATACACGTTGTATGCGTCGCCCCGGCTGGTCTCTTTGATTTCGATCTCGGTGCCCTCCGGGAACAACCCCCACGATGCGGCACCCATTTCGGCGAGCATGGTTTCGATCCGCGCGATGTCTTTCGTGTCCTGCGACATGGTTTTGCCGATACGGATCGGCATGCCGAACACCTCGCCGAACGTGTCCCAGTAGGCGAGCATGTTTTTCTTGGAGAGCGACTGCGGGGCGCATTTGAGCAGCACGCCAAGGTCTCGGGCTTTCCCGACCTCGATGCACCACGCGGCGATGTCGCCCTCGCGGTACGATATGCCGTTTTTCCAGTCGTCGCCCGCCTCCCGGGTGATAACGCCGTATTCGGGCACGACGTGCTTGCGGGGCACCAGCTCGACGCCCGCAAAGGACATTACTCCGTTCTCGTTGGTGATGTCCCCGAACTGGATCAACGAATGCCCGAAATAAGGACTATCGAGTGCGAGGTCGAGGAAATCGTTGAACCACTCGCGCTCGAACACGAGGCGGGCTTTGTCGTCCTCCTTGCCGTTCTTCCCGGTAAGGACGAACGGTTTTTGCAGGGTTTTCCCCTTGCGCTGGGCGATACAGCCGGAGAGGTGCAGATCGACCAGCGCGTCGTTGTACACGTCGAGCAGGGCGCAGCGGTTCGGCTGCTCGTAGTTGATCGCCGCCTGCCATGCCTGCCGCCACGTGGCGATGTCCTTTTTGGTGAGGCTCTCGGTCTGCTGGTTCAGTTCGATAAGGACGTCCCTTTTCTTCTTTACCTGCGTGGCGAACTGCGCGGCGAGGTTGAGCACGTCGCGCCTGTGCCGAGCCGAGGTTCCGGGCATCATCGAAAGGAAATTATCAAAAAAACGCATTCAGCATAAAATCACAATTTAAGCGGCGTTTAACCGCTGTTTAATAATCGTATTTGCTGGCGGACATGCCGCCGTAACGTATCGGGTTCGAGGTATCGGTCTCCCCGTCCTCTCCGGTGTACGTCGGTAGATTCGGCATTGAACCGCCTTTGCTCACGCGGGTAAGCCACGCGATCGCGTTGTCGTAAAGCTCCTGCCGTCCGTCGAGAGCCAAGTTCTGCGGGAGCCAGTGCACGAGGTAGTACAGGGCGATGTTTACCGTCACCTGCACGAGCATCGCGTTGCGCTGGTCTCCCTCGGCGGCAAACGCCTTTTCGGTATCATAGCGCGGACGGAGGTAGCTTGCGACCTCCTCCATAGCGACCCGCTCGGCTTTCTGCCGGGTCTCGGGTTCGCTGCGGGTGAGTATGTCGAGCTCGTCTTCGTCGCATACCACCCTGTAATCGTCCTCGGTAAGAAACATGGCTACCGGGTTTTGTAGATTGCGAGCGATTCCGCCTTTTCGGGTGTGAAGCCCTTGCAGAACGCGCCCTCCTTAATCTTGGCTTTGAGGTGCTGTTTGCTCACGACGAGGGGTTTGCCGCCGTACATGAGCACGAGCCACTTTTTGCCCGTCACTACGGCGTTTCGGTCGGCTCGTTTGATTGCCCGCTTGCATCGGATGTAAAGCACATAGCTCTTGTATGCCTTTACGCACTTTCTGAAAATCTTTACCATGAGTTTTTAGATGTTGGTCGCCGCCCGAATTTGGGGGCGAAAGTTTTTATTCTTGTTTGCTGTTGCAGGATGTAGATCGCCCCCTCGTCGGCATCGGGCGCGTCGTCGTGGCTGCTGGTTCCTTTTTCAAACGCGAGGGTCTGTTCCAGTCCCGCGAGCGTGTCGGGGTCGTTCTGCCTGTCGGCGTTGTAGTACACGAACCCGCGCTCCCACAGCGGGGAAATTCCCTCGATGCGCTGGAACTTGTCGGGCTTCTTGCGTTTGTCCGCCCGTATGGGTAACTGGTACCCGCGCAAATTCCCCTCTCGGGTAAATTCGTCGAGGATGATGTCTTGCAGGAAATTCGCCTCGATGTAGTAATAGCATATCACCCCGGCGGCGATCATCCGCTCGTGCATGTCGTACCACCAGCGCACCATTTCGGCGACCGAGCATTGCCGCACGAACGCCTCGATTTGGTGCAGTTCCGTCCCGATCTTTCCCCACAGCTTGATCGCCTTGTAGTCGTTTTTGCTGGTACCCTTGAACGAGGGGTCGCAATATGCCACGAGGTAATCGTACTTGCAGAGCTTCGGCAGCTTCTTCCACTTGATCCACGTGTGTTTGAACACCGCGCCCTCGGTGATCGGATTGTTCATCATTTCCTTTTGGAAAGAGCGGTACCCCATGAAACGCTCCATGTCGCGGAGCTCGTCGATCGACCATTTCGACGCCCACGCCACGCGCCCCTGCTTGTCGATTGCATTCACCTGCGAGACCAGCACGCCGTCGGTTGCGCAGATATTGGCGAGCACGCTGCACTTACTTATGAGGTTGCCGACCATGATAAACCGCCCGCGTCCGCCGTCGAGGGCACCGAACAACGCCTCTTTCACCCAGTCGGTGAGCTTGTTTACCCGGGTTTCGTTGCCGCATAATTCGTCGTCGTCGAGGTCGTCGATCACGATGTAGTCGGGGCGGTGGTTCCGGTACCGCAAGCCTCGGGGCGACTGCCCGCGTCCCCGGGCGAAAAACGCGCACCCGTCGGCGGTAACAAATTCTCCCTCCTCCCAGCTTCCGGAGTTGTACTGAACGCCGAAATCGTTTATATAGCGTTGGTTATACTGCAACTCCGCCTGCAAGTCCGCCAGCAGGGTATTTGCGTTCTCCTGCGACTTGCCGACGAGCACCATTACGTTTATATCCCGCACCTTTTGGCACTTCAACCACATGGGGATCATTATATCCATGTGGGTACTCTTGGCGTGTCCTCGCGCCCATTTGAACGCAGCTTTGAGGTTGCGGTTCTTGCGTATTTTATTCGCCGCTTCGATGTGGAACGGCGCGCTCTCGGTGTGTTTTCCTGTTGCCGGGTCGTCGGTGTAGTGCGGGAAATAGTAATTCACGAAAAAGGCATAATCCGCCCGTGCCCGTTTGATGCGTGCCTGCTTGTCCGCCTCGCTTTCAGCCCGGTTTACGGTGGTCTGCGCCTGTACGTTGTCACACCACTCTTTCCACCGTTTGGTGGCGTCATTTACTCCTGCGACCGACATTATTGCCCTTTCGTGCTTAAAAGTTCCGAGACATACAGGTCTTGAAACCGATTGATTGCCTTTATCAGTTCGGGGGTGAGTTCCTCGTCATTGGTCGCCCTGTGTTGTAGCCACTTGCCGAAACCGATGAACACCTCGATCGCATCGACGACGCTCGCCTTTTTGTCGAGCTTCTCTATTGTCGCCGCCAGTTTGGAAAGTTTATCACAGGCTCCGGCTACTTTCTCGGCATCCCGTTCTTCGTTGAGCTTTTCAACCTCGTTGCTTATTGCCCGCAGCAGGTTGTTTACGATTTCGGGGCGTGTGACACTTTGGGCGGCTCTGCGTTTGTCCCACGCTTCCTCTGCCACCCACCTGTTTATGGTCTGTTTTGAAACGCCGACTTTCTCGGCGATGATGTTCTGCTGTTCGCCCGACATGTAGAGCACGCGGGCAAATTCCTTTTTCTCCTCGGAGACCTTATTTGCCATTCATAAGATGTGGTTTAATTGGTTCGTGCTCCCGAACGGGAGTTTTCCACGATGCAAAATTCGGAGACCGCCCCGTGAAAATGAAAAAGGTTGCAAACTCTTTACACTCTTTTTGTTAGGGCGTTGCAAACCCCGCAAATTTGCATCGTTCAACATCGCGGAGTAGAGCAGTTGGCAGCTCGTGAGGTTCATTCCCTCAAGGTCGCAGGTTCGAATCCTGCCTCCGCAACAATATCGCGGGATAGAGCAGTTGGCAGCTCGCGAGGTTCATTCCCTCGAGGTCGGCGGTTCGAGTCCGCCTCCCGCTACAAAAACCCTTTTTAGAAGTATGACCGACGGGGACGGTGGAGCCCTTAAAAGAAAAATGCCGTCCCCTATTTTTTGACGAATGGCAAAAGACTTTATCATCAACACGAGCGGACTTAACAGCTACGGCACCCGTGTCCTTACCCCGGGAATCGACCTCACGCAGTACAAGCGCAACCCGGTACTCCTCTACATGCACACGCGCGGTTTCGACGGCAAGAGCACTCCGATCGGGCGCGTCGAGAATATCCGCGTCGAGGGCGACGAGTTGCGGGGTACCCCCGTGTTCGACATGAAAGACCCGTTTGCGGCGGAGATCGCCCGCAAGTGGGACGAGGATTTTATTCGCATGTGTTCGGCGGGACTGGAACCCGTCGAGTTGAGCACGGCGACCGAACACCTGTTGCCGGGACAATCCCGTGCAACGGTCGTGCGCTCGAAGCTCGTCGAGGTCTCCATTGCGGACATCGGTTCCAACGACGACGCCCTGCAATTATACGAGCCGAGCGGTAAAATCCTGCGGCTGGCATCGGGCGCGGACAGCGAGATCGTCCCGCTCCTCAAAAATGCACACTCCCCGGCGGCGGAGCCTGCCCCGGAAGAGAACAACGGTAACAATCAAACCCTTTTTTCGATGAACAAAATCCTACTGACCCTCGGGTTGCCCGCAACGGCTACCGAGGACGACGCGGTAAACGCGATCACCAAGTTGCAGGGCGACGTCGCCCGTATCGAGACGCTCGAACTCTCCCGCATCGAGGCGGCGGTCGATGCTGCTATCGAGGCAAGAAAGACGACCGCCGACAAGCGCGACCACCTTATCACGCTGGGTAAAAAGGCAGGTTTCGACGTCCTGCAATCGACTATCGCCATGCTGACCCCGGTACAGAAGCCGACGCAGCTTATCAACCCGGCGGGCGGAGCGGCTTCGGGCGCGAGCGTCGAGCTGGCATACTCGGAAATGTCCGACGAGCAGCTCCGCAAGCTCGAAAAAGAGAACCCGGAGAAGCTCATGCAGCTTTTCAAAGCCGAGTTCGGCTATGTCCCCAAGATCGACAAGTAACACTCAAAACCTTTCTAACAGAATGAAAAAGTTTCTTTTTGCCCTTATGGGCTTTATCTGCGCGATTTCCGTGAATTGCGCCGCCGGAGCTGTCGGAGCCTCCGCGCTCGGGGTTCAGCCCGTGTACGGTGTGCTGGCGGTGAACGGCGTCTCTTTCCTGTCCGGGCTGTGCGGCGGTTTCATGCCCTCGGGGGCTGCCTGCGCCGGACTTTACACCGAGGCGTGGACGGGCTTTATGATTAAAGCGTTCCGCACCGATCCCGAGGGGCTGGGCTGGTACAGCAAAATCCGCTCGTTCGACCAGTATGTCGAAAAAGACGTGATCCATTTCGTGAATATCGGCGGCGATCCTACCGTACTGGTGAACAATACCTCGTACCCGCTGGAGATCGAGGAACTGGAGGACGGCGACAAGGCTGTGACGCTCGACAAGTATCAGACCAAGCCGACGCGCATCACCGACGACGAGCTGTATTCGCTCTCTTACGACAAAAAGGCGACGGTTATCGAACGCCACAAGGAGGCTATTTCGGAGAAGAAATACTCCCGAGCCATTCATGCGATCGCCCCGAACGAAAACAGCACGGCAACTCCCGTGATCCTCACGAGCGGCGAGGCGTCCGAGAGTCGCAAGATTATGACGCGCAAGGACATCGTGCGCCTCAAAAAGCTGTTCGACAAGAACAAGGTGCCCAAGGCGGGGCGTTGCCTCGTGTTGTGCAGCGACCATGTCGCCGACCTGCTCGAAAACGACCAGAAGTTCTACAACCAGTATTATAACGCCGAGAGCGGAAAGATCAACAAGGTGCTGGGCTTTGAAATCTACGAGTATGACGACTGCCCGTACTACAACGCTACCACGCTGAAAAAGGTCGCATACGGTTCTGTCCCGGCGGATACGGACATGCAGGCGTCGATCGCTTTCTCGCCTACGCGCATGATGAAAGCCAACGGCAGCGTCAAGACATACGCATCGGAGGCGAAGAACAACCCGACCACGCAGGAAAACCTTATCAGTTTCCGCACTTACTCGATCTGCCTGCCCCTCAAAAACGAGGCTATGGGCGCGATCGTGAGTGCCAAGGTGACCGCCAGCGCGGGCGACAACCAGTAATCCCAAAACTACCCGACAAATGAAAAAGGAGCTTAAATACTTGGTTATCCATTGCACCGCCACGCCCCGAGGACGCGAGGTAACAGCCGACGAAATCCGGGCGTGGCACACGGCTCCCCAACCGCGAGGCAGAGGGTGGCGGCAAGTGGGATATACCGACCTTTTTCATTTGGACGGTAGTGTCGAGCGGCTTGTCGCTAACAACGAGGATGCGTGGGTCGATGATTGGGAGATCACGAACGGAGCCGCCGGATATAACGGTGTGTCGCGGCATATCGTGTATGCTGGCGGTTGTGAGAACAACAAGGTACTCACCCCGGCGGACACGCGCACCCCGCAGCAGCTCGAAGCCTTGAAGCGGTACGTGCTGGCGTTCCACGCCCGGCATCCCCGGGTGAAGATCGTCGGGCACCGCGACCTGCCGGGCGTGCATAAGGCGTGCCCCTCGTTCGACGTTCCCGCGTGGTTGAAATCTATCGGTATTGTGCAATGAGTACGGAGCTGTTATTAGCGATTATCGGCATTACTGCGGCACCTGTCACCTCGTGGCTTGCCTCGAAACTCACGCGGCAGAAATACAATACTGAAATCGCAAGGCTGCGCGCCGAGGTTGCCGCTGCCCGTGCGGACGCCAACCGCAAGGAACTGGAGAACGTGCGTGTCGGAAACGAGATTATCATGCAGAACATCGTGCACCCTTTGGAGGTGCAGGTAAAACGACTGAATACGAATGTTTCAAGACTGGAAAAAGCCGTCGGCAAAATTTCTCTTTGCCCTCACGCTGCTGACTGCCCTGTTTCTCACGAGTTGCGCAAGCACAAAGAATGCGACGATCCGGAGCACGACGACAAGTAACCTCGAACATGCTGCCGATTACGGGGAGGAAACCGAAACGAGCAACACCGAAAGTTTGGAAGCGGTCGGCGATCGGCACGAACAGACCGATACCGAAACGACAACCGAGCTGACGAGCAACGAGGAGGTAACGACCACCGTACGGGAGTACGACACGGACAAACCGACCGATCCCGTCACGGGGACGCCGCCGCTCAAACGGGAAACCACCCAAACGCGGCGCAAGACGGATGCAGGGCGGCAGACGCAAACCACCGGGCAGACGATCGACGAACACAGGGAACTATCCGGCGAATCAAGCAGCCGCGAAGCTGCCAAAACGGAATTACAGACAACCAGCGGGGAGAGTACGCATACCGACACGAACACCGAAACCCACGAACGGCGGGGGTTGAATCCCCTGCAACGTCTGCTCTGCACCCTCGGGGGGATTGCCGTCGCTGCGGGGGTCGTGTGGCTGGTGTGGAAACTTAAACGGCATTTATAAACCATTCAAACACCATTTGACTATGGCAAAAAAAGAAGATAAGGCGGAGAACCCGCAAAACAAGACCGGGGCACCTGTCCCGACCGGACAGGAACCCCCGCAGGACAACACCGGGGAGGGCATGACGGATCAGCCGCAGGCGGGAGGCAAGCAGCCGACCCCGGGCGGTACTGCCGACAATGCAGAACCCGCAGCGAAAACCCCGACCAAAAAATCGGAACCGAAAGTTTCGGACGCCGTGCAGAAGGTCGGCAAAGCCCTGCTCAAAAGCAACCCCGATATGTCGGTCGTGTACATGACGGCAGACGGTCGCGGGTTCTACGAGAAAAACGACGCGGACAACCATGCCCGCACGCTCAACAACAAGGCGGTGACGCCCGTAAAGAGATAGCCGAATGCAGAGTATCAAATTTGAACGCACCAACGGCAACATCCCCAAGACGGCGGCGGGACAGGATCACGTCAGCGGGTTCCTTGCCTACGTGACGGCTCTGCCGGAGGGGTTCTCGGAGGAGAACCGCATACAGGCGTGCTCCTCGATCGAGACCGCCGAGAAACTCGGCATCACCAGCGACGAGAGCGCGGCGTGGGAAATCCGGATGCTGCACTACCATTTGAGCGAAATTTACCGTCTCAACCCGGGCATCAGCCTGTATGTCGGTCTTTTCGCCAAGCCTACGGGCGGCACCTACACCTTTTCGGAGGTCAAGAGCCTGCAAAACTACGCGGGCGGCTCTCTGCGGCAGGTTGCGGTGTGGTGCGGGCACAAGGAGCTCGATGCGGGCGACCTCACGGCGTTGCAGGGCATCGCCACCTATTTGCAGGAATACGACCGCCCGCTCTCGATCGGTTACGCTCCGAAAGTCGCCTCCGTCACGTCGCTACCGTCGAGCCTTGCGGGAGCCGGGAAATGCAATGTCTCGGTCATCATCGGACAGGCAGGCAAGGGTGTCGGGGCGCAGTTGTACGCCGACAAGGGCAACACGGGGAAAGCCTCGGTTTCCGGGCTGGGCGTGTGGCTGGGCATCACCTCCAAAGCGGCGGTACACCAGTCGATCGCCTCGGTCGAGAACTTCCCGACGGGTATCGACCTGCCTGCGTTCGGCGACGGTACGCTGCTGCGCGACCTCGACACGGCGATCGTTGAGAACCTCGACGTCTCGCGTTACCTGTTTTTCGTGACTTACGACGGCTTTGCCGATTCGTATTTCAACGATTCGCACACAATGGACGATGCGGTGAGCGATTACGCCTATATCGAGAACGTCCGCACTATGGACAAGGCGGTTCGCGGCATCCGTAAAGCCCTGCTCCCGAAACTCGGCGGCGAGCTCTACGTGAACGCGGAGACCGGGCAGCTCGCCTCCTACGAGGTGGAATACCTCACCGAGCTTGCGAACAAGCCGCTCGAGGACATGCAGAAAGCGGGCGAGTTGAGCGGCATGTCGGTAGGAATCGACCCCGATCAAGACGTGTTGGCGACCTCCGAGCTGGAGTTCGTCATCAAGCAGGTAGGTGTCGGGGTATTGCGCAGGATCAGATGTAAAATCGGCTTTGCAAAAAAAGCATAAACCAATCGGCTGAATGGCAGAAGCAACGGACTTTATCCCTCTTATCAACGGTGTAGCGCATTCGTGGGGCGACATCACGGCGACCATCGGAGGCGTGCCTGTCGTCGGAATTACGGCGATCGAGTACGGCGACGACCAAGTTGTCGAGAACCACTACGGGGCGGGGCGTTTCCCGGTCTCGTACTCCAAAGGCAGAGTAACCCCGAGTGCCAAGATCACCGTCGAAATGGGCGAGGTGATCGGCTGGCAGGCGAAAAGCCCGACTGGGCGGTTGCAAGACCTCGCGCCGTTCCCTATCGTTGTGGCGTACATCCCCGAGGACGGGCAGATCGTGATCGACAAGATTATGAACTGCCGTTTCAAGAAGAACGCCCGCAACTGGAAAGAGGGGGACACGCGGCAGCTCGTCGATCTCGAGCTGGTGCCCTCGCATATCAAGTGGCACAACAAGTAACAGCAAGTTTAACCGGGGCGGGCGTGACTGCCTGCCCCTTTTTATCGAGTAATTTATGAACAAGAACAACAACACCGAGGAGATCAAGGACGCCAAAGGCGAAGTAATCCGAACGCTCGTGTTCACGGACAAGGACGGGGTAAGAACCTACAAGGACAAGGACACCGGGGAGGTCGTCAAGACGCTGCACATCTGCAACGGCGGCGTGTCGGAGGAGCAGATCAAGGCGTGGAAATCCGAACACCGCAAGGTGCACATGATCGAGGTCGAGGACGACGGAGACCTGTTCGTCGGGTATTTCCGCCGCCCGGGTATGGAAACCATGTCGGCGGTAAACCAGCTCGCCAAAAAGGACGAGATCAAGAGCACGACGACCCTGTTCGAGAACTGCTGGCTCGGCGGTGATCCGGTTATGAAAACCGACATGCTGGTACGCATGGGCGCGATCCGCCAGCTCGGGGAATTGTTCAACAGCGTAACCAGCCGCTTAAAAAACGTGTAGAGGCGTACCGGTTAAGCGATAACGACGACGAGCAGTTTATCGCCAAAGGGTGCGCCCTTATCCGTGCGAATTTCCATACCGACCCGCGCGAGCTCTCCGAGGAGGAGTGGGCGCAGTTGTTTTCCGAGGCGGTATGGATCGAGGGAACGCGATTAACCAATCTTGCCAAAATTTTAGCAAAACTTTTCGAGACACCGGAGAATGAGTGAATACGCCTTTAATTATTCGTTCAACATTACAGGGGACGCCGCCACCGTAGCACAACAGATTACGGGGGACGTCACCGCGTTGAACAATACCGTCAAACAGGCGTCGGGGCTCTGGGATTCGTTTGCCGGAAAGATCGTCGCGTTCAACCAGCTATCGCAGTTTGTCGAGGGGTTCTCGCGCACGGTGGACGAAACGCTCGCCCCGGGTGCCGCCCTCAACGCCTCGCTCGCCGACCTGTCGGCAATTTCGGGCGAGACGGGCGAAAGTCTTAAAACGATCGAACGTTACGCGCGTGATGCGGCAAAGACATTCGGCGGTTCGGCAGCGCAGAGCGTTGAATCGTACAAACTGCTGCTCTCGCAGCTCTCCCCGGAACTTGCCAAAACCCCGGACGCCCTCAAAGCTATGGGGGATAATATCGCCGTATTGAGCAAGACAATGGGCGGGGACGCGAAAGCTGCCGCCGAAGTGCTCACAACGGCGATGAACCAGTACGGGGTATCGCTTGCCGATCCTATGGAGGCGAGCCGCAAAATGGCGCAGATGATGAACGTCATGGCAGCGGCGGGACAGGCGGGTTCCGCCGAGCTGCCGACGATCAAAGTCGCGCTCGAGCAATGCGGTATGGCTGCAAAGGCGGCGGGCGTATCGTTTGAGGAGACGAACGCCGCGATACAGGTACTCGACAAAGCGGGCAAAAAGGGAGCCGAGGGCGGTGTCGCCCTGCGAAACGTCATGTCGATACTTTCGACGGGGCGTTTCCTGCCGAAAGACGTAAAAGAGGAGCTTACGGCGGCGGGTGTGGATATAAACGCACTCACGGACAAGTCGAAAACCCTCACGGAGCGGTTGCAGCCCCTCAAAACCGTGCTCAACGATACGGCTTTGTTTACAAAGCTGTTCGGGCGTGAGAATAGCAACGCGGCAATGGCTCTCGTGCAGGGCATCGACGAGGTGAACCGTTACACGGACGTCATTTCCGGAACGAATACGGCATTCGAGCAGGCGGGGATCATCATGGAATCGTACAACGAGAAGAAAGCCCGGGTACAAGCCCGGTTCGATGATTTCCGCATTTCGGTATTCAACGCGACGGGAGATTTCGGCATTTGGGTTGAGACGGTCGCGGGTTCGCTCGTTCCGCTCTCGCAGCTTATGCCGCTTATTATGGGCGTCGGCAAGGCTATGACGCTGGTAAAGAGTATCAATTTCGCGGGTGTGTTCTCGTCTCTTTCGCGCATGGTGACGGTCGCGCGTTACCAGTTGCTTTTTATGAACGCCGAACTCCGTACCGGGCAAATGGCGTCTATCGGATTCCTCGGGAACATCACCCGGGCGACCGCCGCCGTCGTTCGTTTTGCAACGGTGGGGCTGCTCTCGGGTATAAAGGCTCTCGGGGCGTGGGTTCTCTCCCTTGTCACGGGCGGCACGGCGTCGGCAACGTTCGCAGGCATCGCCTCGGGAGCTTTCGCCACGTTCAAGGTCGCGGCGGTCTCGGCGTGCCGGGCTGTGGGTATCGCTATTATGAACATCCCGATCATCGGCTGGATTGCCGCCGCAATCGCGGGACTTATCGCATTGGGCGTCTATTTTTGGAATACCTCGGCAAAGTTCCGTGCCGTGCTTAAAGGTCTCGGTGCCGCATTTGTCGCCACGTTCAAGGGTATTTGGGATTTGGCGAAAAACGTGTTCGGGTCTATCGGCGACCTTATCAAAGCGGCGTTTTCGCTCGACGGTAAGGGGATCAAGGAGGCGATCAATCGGCTGAAAGGCGGGTTCTCGGAGTTCGGCAGCAGCGTCGGCAAGGCATTCAATGACGCCTACGAGGGTGAAATGGCACGCAGCAAGGCGGAGCAGGAAGCCAAAAAGAAAGCGGAGGCGGGCGACACGGACGATCCGGTCGTCGTCGCTCCGGATTCGGGCGGCGGGGCTATTTCGGCAGGACTGGCAGGCATCGGCGGCAGTCCCGACAAGGCGGATAAAATCAAAAACATCAACGTCACGATCGAGAAGTTGATCGACAAGTTCGAGATACACACGACCAACATGCACGAGGACATCGGCAAGGTAAAGGAAATGGTCGCGGAGGCTCTGACCGGGGCGGTGAACGACGTAAACTATGCAATGTAATGAGCGGATTGTCCCCTATAAGTTTTGAGTTCGTGGCGGCGGGTGTCGCCCGTCGCGCTCGCGTTGCCCTTGCGCATCTTGTCCCCTCGCAGGTAAACAAGGAGGTTCCCTCGTGGAAAGGACACGACGGAACAATCGAGGGGGCGGAGGTCGCAACGCCGATCACCGACCGGACGTTTTGGGAAAGCCGTTACGTGCTCACGGAGCTGACCTTGTGCAAGGAAAACGGCGAAACGCTGGTCGTGAATGATGCGGTCGTCACCGTCACGCAGGAGAAACACATCGTCCGCACGACGCTCGTCGGTCTGAACGGTACGATCAAGGAGTACATCTGCAACGGCGACTATGACATCAGCATAAGTGTCGGTATCGTCGCGGTGGATTCCGACGGGCAGATTGTGGACGAATACCCGGAGGAGGGCATCCGCAAGGTCAAGGAGTTTTTGGACGAGAACAAGGCGGTCGAGGTGACGAGCGTGTTCCTGTCGATCTTCGGCATCGGGCGTATGGTCGTCACGCGGTTTTCGCTCAAACAGGAAACGGCGTCGAACCGTCAGACGATCGAGGTGCGGGCACTTTCGGACGAGGACTATGTAATCAAGAGCACCGAATATTAAACGGCATTTGAAAGGCGGTTAAACAATGTTTAGGCTAACGGCAAAAATAGAGATCAGAAGTGCGAAAACGTGGGTTTTCGATAAGGTCGCCTCGGTGGAGATCACCCGCGACATCGAGACGCTTACGGACACGTGCGTTTTGCAGTTGCCTAAAAAAGTGAAATGGCAGGGCGAAAGTACGCTCCCGATAGGGCGCGGCGACGAGGTGACGGTGTGGCTGGGGTACGACGGCGACCTGCAATTCGCTTTCCGGGGTTTCATAACGACCCTCGGGCTGAAAACCCCGACAACGATCACCTGCGAGGATTACATGTTCTGTCTCAAGCAGCGGGAGGCGAAGAAGCTCACGTACAAGAACGCCACGATCGGACAGATCCTCAAAGACCAAGAACTCGGCATCGGGTACAAGGTTTTCGGGGAGCAGTCGATCGGGCAGTACCGCGTTACGGCTGACACGTTGAGCGCGCTTTTGGGGCAGTTGAAAGATCACGGCGGGGTGCGGTCGTTTATCCGCATCGAGGACGACGAGCCCGTGTTGTATTCGGGCGTGCTGTTCGAGCGCGGTAAGACCCCGAAACAGGTATTTGCAACGGGTCTGAACCTTATCGACGACACGCAGCTCAAAGTACAGAATGCCGCCGACGTGAAAATCAAGGTCAAGGCGGTTTCTCTTATGCCGAACAACAAGAAAATCCGGGTCGAGGTGGGCGACACGGACGGGGAAACCCGGACGCTGCACACCTACAACAAGCAGGAGGCGGAGTTAAAGGCATGGGCGAAACAGGAACTCGAACGGCTGAAACGTGACGGTCTCGTGGGGTCGTTTACGACGTTCGGCGCGGAGCTGGTCGATAAGCTCGACAATGTGGGTATCAAGATCGACGGCGAGCGCAAAGGCGTCTATCAAGTACAGAAGAACGTAATAAAATACTCCCCGAGCGGTTTCCGGCAGGAAATCACCCTCGGGGCGAGAGTGGCAGAATGACGATACAGGAAGCAATCCGGAAAATGGCGGCGGCAGGCACGGAACCGTACTGCAAGGTCTGCACGGTCGATGCGGTGGACGAGGACGCCCGCACGGTGGACTGCACTCCGCTCGACGAGGGTGCGCCGCTCGTGGGCGTGAACCTGCAAGCCAACCAAGAGTGCGGGGAGGGCGTCGTGCTGTTCCCTGCGGTCGGCAGCTACGTCGTCGTGTCGTTTCTCGGGGCGTCGGTGGCGGTGGTCGTCCTCGCGGAGAAAGTCGATAAAATCGACCTCAAAATCGGGGACACCTCGGCAGAGATAGTGGACGGACAGGTCGATATTGCCGTCCGAGACACGACGGTAAAGATCAGCCCCGAGGGGGTTGTCATCAACGGCGGCGATTTGGGCGGCATGGTGAAGATCGAGCAGCTCACGCAGAAGCTCAACGAGTTTATCTCGGCGTTCAACAGCCACACGCACGAGATTCCGACGGGTTCCGTTGCGGTGACGGGCAGCGCAACGGCGCAGTCAAACCCCGCTCCGGTCATGGTTCCGGCAATCACGAGCCAACACCCGAGCGTCACGGTATCGGACTACGAGGATGAAAAAGTGAAACATTGATCGAATGGTTGGAATGTTAATAGACCCGGATACGGGCGATTTGCAGGTCAAGGACGGCGCGCTGGCTCTCGGTGACAATACCGGGCAGGTTGCCGAATGCGTGCTTTTGGCAGCCCGGGGCGAGTTGAAAGAACACCCGCTCGTGGGTGCCGAGATTACCAAGCTGGCAAACGGCAATGGCGATCCGCTTTGGAGCAACAACGCGAAACAGATGCTCCAAACGTGCGGGGTTCCGGTTTCGCGCGTTTCGATCGACGACAACCGCATAACGATAGAGTGATGAACAAGATAAAACCCCTCGACAGGCAGAGCCTTATCGACGTCGCGCTGCAAACGAGCGGCAGCGTGGAAGGTGCCCTCGGCATGTCAATCAAAAACGACATCCCGGTATCGGGCGAGCTTGCCCCGGACGTGGAGCTCGAGACCGCCCCGGTGGTCGATAAACTGGTTCTCGGGCGTTACGAGGCGCGGGGCGTCCGCCCGGCGACCGACATTTCGGCGGAGGACTTGGCGTGTGTGCCCTACGGGGGTATCGGTTTTATGGGAATTGAAATTGATTTTATAGTGAGCTAATGGCGAGGACTATTGCAGAGATAAAAGACGGCATCGCCGGGGATTTCATGCGCAACGAGGACGTGGCGCGTGCCTACGGCTTCGAGGCTGGCGACAGCTTTACGGCGCATTTCAGCAAGGCGTCGGTGGAAAGCGTGTTGTTCTACATTTTCGCCTGTGCCGCGTGGATCGTGGAGAGCCTTTTCGACGAGCACAGGCGGGAGGTGAACTCGTGTATCGAGGAGATTTTGCCGCACCGCCCCAAATGGTACCGAGACAAGGTGCTGGGCTTTATGAAAAACAAGGCTTTGATCGCCGACACGGACAGGTACGACACGGAGGGCATGAGCGAGGACGACATCGCCGCCGCAAAGGTGGTGAAACATGCCGTCGCGGTGGAGAACAACGACGCCTCGATTCTGACGATCAAGGTCGCCGGAGAAAACGGCGGGGTGCGTCAGAGGTTGGACGGGGAGACCGAAATACAGCTCGCGGCATATATCGCCGAGTTCAAGGACGCGGGGGTACGCATCAACTTGGTAAATATCGACGCCGACACGTTCAACTGCGAGGTCGATATTTATTACGATCCGATGCTGTTGCCCGAGGAGGTCGAGGGCGCGTGCCGGGAGACGGTACGGGCATATATCGAGAACCTCCCGTTTAATGGCGAGTATACGAACATGGCACTCGTGGATGAGTTGCAGAAAGTCGAGGGTGTGAAGATCGTCGAGTTCCGGGGCGCGACGACCTCGGCGAACGGGGAAACGGCAGTCGTCCCGATCAACGCCCGGCATGTTCCCGTCGCGGGCTATTTCAAGGCGGGTACGATTACGATAAACAGGTACGTGTATGAGTAAGTACGAGGTAAATATCAAGCGTTTCGCGCTGCTCCTACTGCCGACGTTTTGGCGTAAACCGATCCTTGCGACGCTCGCCTATGCAATGGTTTCGCCGCTGGGGTACCTGCACACCCGTTTCGTGCTGTTCCGCCGCGATACCGTTTACCGCCTCACCCACAACGGGCAGGTGTGCTACCTGCGGGCGGTATTGAATGACCAGTTCGACCCGATCGAGCGGCGTATCACGATCACGGAGGAGGCAGCGAGCGCGGGCGTTTTGATGCTTCACAAGCGGGAGGAGGAGCAGGCGTTCCTGCTGCCGACCCGCGATACGGGCAGGGCTTTTATTATCAACCGCCGGGGCTTCGGCGGGATCAACGGATTCGATTTTTGGGTGAACATCCCGATTTCGCTCTACGACACGGTGGACGTCTCGCGGTTGCGTGCGATCGTCGGCACGTACAAATTGGCATCGAAGCGATTTTCGGTAAATTATATTTGAGAATGAAACAGACGGTAGGACGGTTCCTTTTGCAACCGAACAAGAATTTTCCGGTCGATTGCGAGACGCTGGACGCCTTGCAGACCAACATCGCGCTCTTGCAGGTACTCGGCAACCTTGCCGGAGACAAGACTATTTTGCTGGGCTGCGAGGAGGAGCAGAACGGCACGCGCCGCAAAGCGGGCTATGTTTTTCTGAAAACAAAGGATTTTCCGGAGGGCGAGGTCATTTACTGGGAGGGCGGCACGGTCTCCGGTGGTATGTACGTGCATCAGGAGATCGTCCCGACTACGGCACAGGGCTACGAGTTCCCGCAGGCATACACGGTGCGGTCTCTCAAACCGGGTGTCGGGAGCGAAAATTACAAGTGGGGCGACTTTGCCGCCGTGCGGACGCCCCGCGAATTGGAGGAGAAAATCGAAAAACAGGGCGAGACGCTCGGGGAACTCTCCGCCCCGCCTTTGGGCATCATCCAAATATGGGCGGGCAAGACGGTTCCGTCGGGTTATGAGTTGTGCGAGGGTCAGCAGCTCAAAATTACCGACTACCCGGATTTGTATAAGGCACTCGGCTCGACGTTCAATAATGCGTACAGCGCGACGGGTTCACGTTATTCCACCTCGAGCGGGTATTTCCGTATGCCCGATTTGCGGGGTCGGTTTATCGTGGGACATAACCCGAGCGATACGGATTACAGCGGCTACGGCAAAGCGGGCGGCGAAAAGCAACACGCGCTCACAATTAAAGAAATGCCCTCGCATACCCACCCGCAGAACCTGTGGGCGGAGGACAGCGGAACGTGGAAAGGCGGCGGGCGCAACTCCTCCCCGAACTCCACCTCCAAGCACGACCGGACGACCCAGTTCGGGAACACGAACGCGACGGGCGGGGGTGCCGCGCATGAGAACCGCCCGCCGTATTACGTGCTTGCATACATCATGCGGGTACGATAACCGATAAACCGATTCAAGAATGGCAATCAGAAGCATAGCGCAATTAAAAGCGTGGTTCAAGCGTGGTAAATATCCCACCGAGGCGCAGTTCGCGGACTGGATCGACAGCTTTTTCCACAAGGAGGAGGACAAGGTGCCTATTTCCTCGGTCGAGGAGCTCCCGGAACAACTTAACGGCAAGTATGATGCGGCGGCAGGCAAACAGCTCGAGGACAATTTTCGGAAGTTGAGAACCGAATATGAGGCACACGAGCAATCCTCCCGGGAGCAGTTCAACAACATAGCCGATAATATCGAGGAACTCGAGGCGGAGGACGAACGCCTGCAAGGAGAGATCGACACCTTAAACGCGGAGGTGGATAACATCCATAAGAAAGACGCCGCACAGGACAAGGAGATCGAGGACTTGCACAAGACGGACACCGCCCTGCAAACGAGCCTCACGACTGCACACAACGATATAGGCAAAATCCGCGAAATGCTCAAAGGCGGGGCGACGCTCGACGAGGCGAAAGCGGCACTCGTGGCGTTGGGTTCCAACTACAAAGATTTGTACGCGGTCGCCAGCACGTTAAAGACGTTTTTGCAGTCGAACGATACCGCCGACAGCACGATCAACACGTGGCGGGAGATCGAGAGCTTTTTGCAGGGCATTACGGATTCGGAGAGCCTCACGGGTTTGCTCTCGGCTCTCGAGACCAAGATCACGACGGCATACACCAGCGCGGTCGCCGCTGCGGTCAAAACCGAGAAAGAGCGTGCGGAGGCAGCGGAGGCGGAGTTGTCGGGAAAGGTCGATCGGGAGCAGCAACGGGCAGAGGAAGCGGAAAACGCTTTGGGCTCCCGGATCACGCAAACGAAATCGGAACTCGCGCAGACCGACACGGAGATCAAGCAGGACATCGCCGCCGTGCGTCAAACGATGCTCGGCATCTTGGCAGAGAGCGCGGGGCGTGTTATCCCGCTGGTGATGAACGTCACGCCGCCGCAGAAAATCACTCTCGGCAACTCGGTGACGCAATACATCAAAGCCGAGCTCCTGCCGAGTTTCGCGGTTCAAAACGTCCTCTTTTTGGGCGACGGAAAGGCGGTCGAGGTTGATCCGGACGGTGCGGTGGAGGTTCTCGGGCTCGGCAAGAGCCGGGTGCACGTCATTCCGACGGAAAACACCGCCCTGCACAAGACGGTCGAGATCGAGGTTGTCCGCCCCTCGGCTCTCAAAGATGCGGACGGCGGTTTGCTCGTGACGGCAGGAAACAACATACTTTTAACATAAAACATTTGCAACAATGGCATTTACGGAACAGGAAGAAAACAACGTGAGGGCGATGCTTTCGGCGTTTCAGAACGCGAAAAGAATCAACGAGCTGCCTTGGGCTACGGGTAAACTTTCGGATATGGCGGTACCCGTGCAGGACGAGAGCGGCGAGACGCGGCGCATGAACCTCGCCGAAGCGGTCGAGACGGCAGGCAACCCGATCGCGGGCAGGTATTGGGACGAGACGAACTCGTCCCCGGTCGCTGCGGGATATTACGGCAGTCTCGCCGCCCTCAAAGAGCTGCCTAAAAAACTGGGGCTCGGTCGCTACCTCGTGACGGACGACCGCGTGCGCCGCAAGCTCGACCCGGCGGATTCCAACCGCTACGAGGACGGCAGCCCGGCAAAACTCGACGGCACGCAGGGGCAGTGCATGTGGTGCTGGAACGCGCACTATTACACGACGTGGAAAGAGGGGAACCGCACGATCGAGACGATCACGTTCCAGCCGATCCCGGGCAAGAAGTCCGTTTACGTGCCTGCGGGCGGTATTTCGTGGTTTTCCGCCGGGGTGATCGACCGCACGGAACAGAAGCTCTGCTCGGTCATTTCCACCGATGCACGTTACCGGGGTGGCAACGGCAACGTGTTGTCGTCGTATGCCGACCTCGCGGACGATGCGCCGCAGAAAACGATGCTCGGCATGGCGGCGACATCTTACCCGTATGGCAATTTCAGCACGATCGCCCGCAAGCGCGGCGAGGGCTGGGATGCTTGTTGGTACGTCGCCCGTGCGGTCGTGGAGTACACGATGCGCATCATCCTCGGCACGCGGCACTCGCAATCGGCATACAACGCCGAGCTCGACGCGGACGGTCTGTATCAAGGCGGGCTCGGGTCGGGCGTAACGAGTATGCCGAGCTGGGGAAATTACAACGGGTATTTCCCGATTATCCCGACCTCCGTCGGCTTGGAGAAAGGCGATGGTATCGGCATCGTCGAGTATAGCGTGACGAAAGCCGACGGCACGGCAGTTTACACGGCGCCCGTTCCGGTGTTCTTCGGTCTCGTAAACCCGTTCGGGCACCTGTGGGGCGTTTGCGGGGGTCTCGTTATCGACGTGGGCGCGGAAAAAACGCTTGCGTATGTCGCGCCGTCGCTTTATGCCGGGTTCAGTTGGACGGACACCGAGGGCATGTTGCTCGCGGCGGAACTGCCGCGAGCGGAGGGTTACATCAAGAAATATTCGACGCACCTGCTGTGCTGCCTGCCGACGGAGGTCGGCGCAACCGCCGCAACGTATTTTGCCGATTATTTCTACACTACGCCGAGCAATCCCGGTTTCCGTGTCCGCTTGGTGGGCGGTTCGTCGAACAATGGCACGAATGCAGGCGCGTTCGTGACGAATGCGAACAATGCAGCGACGAATACGAATGCGAATGTCTCCTCGCCCCTAAACTTTGCAAGTAGTACAGGAATAAAAGCGTCAAAGAGAACCTCGCCACTTGGCGGAAGATAACAAACGCAGAACGGGTGCCGGTAGGCTGGCGACAGATCGAACGCTCCCAAGTTAGCAAAGCAGAACCACAGAACCACAGACCCGATGAATGAAACGATTTGGCGACCTTTACGAGCGTATCTGCGCTTATGAAAATTTAGAAGCGGCGTTTTACCACGCCAGCGAGGGAAAGCGAAAACGCCCCGAGGTTCAAGAGTTTGCCTCCGATTTGGAGGCGAACCTACGCCAAATTGAACACGAACTCCGCACGCACACTTATCACACCTCCCATTACGACGTATTCATCAAGTACGAGCCGAAAGAACGGATCATCTACAAACTGCCGTTCCGCGACCGGGTCGTGCATTGGGCGATTATGTTGGTCGTGGAGCCTATATGGGTGAGCAACTTTACGCGGGACGTGTACGCCTGCGTGAAAGGCAGGGGCATACATCCGTGCCTTAACCGCCTGCGCCGCGAAATGAAAGCCGACCCCGAGGGTACTGCCTATTGTCTGAAACTCGACGTCCGCAAATTCTACCCGTCTATAAACCACGACATCCTCAAACAGGTTGTCCGGGTCAAAATCAAAGACCCGGAACTGCTCGGGTTGCTGGACGAGATTATTTGCTCGGCGGACGGGGTGCCGATAGGCAATTACCTCTCGCAGTTCTTCGCAAACCTCTATCTTTCCGAGCTCGACCACATCATCAAAGAGCGGCTCAAAGTCCGTTATTATTACCGCTATGCCGACGACATCGTATTGCTGGCGGCGGACAAAGCGACGCTCTCCGGGCATTTGGTGTTTATCAATCACTATTTGAACAACGAACGGGCACTCGACATCAAGCGGAATTACCAGATATTCCCCGTCGAGAGCCGGGGCGTCGATTTCGTGGGTTACGTCACGTATCACACCCATTGCCTCGCCCGCAAGCGGAACAAAAAGAACCTTTGCCGGAAAGTGGCGGCGTTCAGAAAGCGCGGTTTGCCGGACGAGGAAATACGCCTCAAACTGGCGTCTAACCTCGGCTTCATGCAGCATTGCGATTCAATCCATTTATTAAATACTATCGGTATGAAAAAATTTAGTGAAGTACAGAAACAGAAAGGCAATTTTGAGGGTGCCAAGCTCAAAATTGACAACATCCTCAATCGGGTGTTGCAGCTCACGGGCTACCAAATTGGCGAATCGCGGTACCGCGACACGTGTTTAACCCTGCAATTCAAGATCGAAGAGCAGGTGCCGCAACCCGACGGGACGACACGCCTCGAGTGGGTGCAGCATATATGTTTCACCGGGTCGCAGGCACTCGTAAAGCAACTCGACGGAGTGGAGATAGACCCGCAAGACCCGCCGTATTGCCGGATTATAAAACAAGAGATTGAGGGCGGTCGGTGCTTCTACAAGATCATCGACCCCGAGTAAAAACCAAAAAAACGAATGAAAACAGCAAACCACGCCGAAAGGCACGCATTTGTCAAGTATGACAACGGGCATTATCTGCTCTATCTGAACGAACAGGCGGCAACCTTTGACATGCCGGAACACGAGAACCCGATCGAGGGCTATTCCTACACGGGAGACATGGAGGACGGCTCGACGATCATCGAGGCGAAAGACGTCACCGACGAGAACCGCCGGAGCAAGTTTATCGCCGGACTGATCGGGAAACGATACTCTATCGACGCACAGATCGCTCTACTCGCCAACGGTGCCGACACCGAGGAACACGGGCAGGAACTCCGGGAATTTGAAGCGTACCGGAACAAATGCAAGCAGGACGTGGACGAACTGCTGAACCGTTAGAACCGAAACCACTAAATTTTTGGGGGCGGAAAAGAAAAAAGCCCCCGGCTGTTAGTAAGCCTCTTACCTCTGTACTAACATAAAATGCGCCACAACGCACAACCGAGGGCATAAACCTTTGGTCGCGTTGTGGCGTTTTATTTTGCCTATATGTTACGCAAACATAATTTTATGTTGCAGAGGTAAGAGACCACAAAGATACGAAAACATTTTGAACACCATTTTATAAACCCCTAAAAACATTGCTTTATGCTGAATGACATGTAAGAAACAAACAGAAGCCCAGCCGATCGACGGGCTGCCGATCGTGAAAGAGACCTCCACGCTCGGGAAATTGATTATCAAGGGCGTGCCCAAAGAGGAGGCAAAGCGTATGATCGTGGAGAATCACTACTCGCACAAGTGGAACGAGGGCGGCTTCGGAAAGTACAATTTCGGAGTGTTCCGGGCGGAAGAACCCGACAAATGCCTCGGCGTTGCCGTTTACGGGTACATGAAGAACCCCGCCGCAAAGATATTCTCGCACCCGAACCCGAAAGCGTGGGTTTGCGAGCTCAATCGCATGTGGATCGACGACGCGCTGGGAAAGAACGCCGAAAGCGTGTTGATCGCCGCGTCGCTCAAACTGCTGCGCAAAGCAGACCCGAACATCGTCGCCGTTCAGAGCTTCGCCGACGGTCGCCTCGGCTGCGGAACGATTTACAAGGCGTCGAATTTCCGGTATTACGGATTCCATTACACGCGGTTCTTGCGGAACAAGCGCACGGGAGAAATGATACATGAGCAGATTTTGACGACCACAACGTCGCCGACAGGATATTTGCGCTCGAATATCGCGTATTTGATTGGCGATTTGGAAGTGTTGCAGGTGAAAACGTATCGCTACATTTACCCGCTTTGCAAACACTTTCGGTTCATAAAGCCGGAAAAACCTTATCCGCAATACGAGAAAGGAATTGATCCGGTCGAGTGGAACCGAGACAAACGGAAGATAAAAGAAAACATCATAATGCTACTCGACAAAGTTGCCGCGTAA